AACCACGCCGTAGTACACATCCCACCCCTCGACCATGAAGGTCAGGCAGTCAGCTTCAGCACGGACAATCCCGAGGCCATCGCGCAAAGGGTAGAACCTCTGCGTGATGACCTTGCGGTCTCCGTCCTGCCGCATCAGGCGCAGCTCTCCATACATCTCGGACCTCCCCCAGATCGACTCCAAAAACGAGCTCACGCCTCAACAAGCTCTCGCTGCTGCACGAGGTTCTCGATTGGCATGAGCGACTCTTGCGGGACAAAGAATGCCGAAGGCCTGTCGCCATATGATTCAGCCCATGCTTCCTGCTTCGCGTCGCCACCACGGATGAAGCCGACCACCTCGAAGGATGGGGCCACCCCAGTCACAAGCACGAAGATGCTGTCATCCTCGTCGTTCGGCCTGACGATCAGGTCGTACGTGCTCTTGCTCCTGGTCCTTACCTGGATCATGCCGACGTCCGGCCGCTTGAAGGTGTTGACCGATCCATCCCAGTACATGCCGAGGAGTTTAGCCACGACCATCTCGCCGCAGGCCCCCTCAATATGCTTGGTCCATCCATCTTCACCATTGAATCCGTGGGCATCCTGGAGATTCTTTCGGAGAGACTCCGTCTGTCGTCGTGCTCCGACGTTGACTGCAAGCTCAAGCTCGTACCAACTGAGGTCAACCTTGACCCCCATCAGAATGGTACCGCCGCGCTACCGTCAGCCTTGAGCCACTCGACAATGCCAACCCGGCTGGCCACGATGTTATGGTAGGCCTTGCCCTGGTACTCACGCACCGAGGTGTAGCCTTCGACTGCGACCTTCGAACCCTTGTAGATGGCCTCGAGGACCACCGGCTGCAGGGCCTCCTTGAACACGGCGACGTCGTACCAGATTGGGTCTGGCCCCTTATCGCCCTTGCTCTCCGGATATCCTGTCTGCACTGCGAGACGGAAGGTTACGATCTTACCCTTCTGGGTATCCTTCGTCTCCGGCGTGCCGCCGACTGCTCCTACCGTTGCCAAGAACGTTCCTTTACTCGCCATTTTCTTTTCCTCCTACGCTATCTACAAATTCTCCGAGATCGAGCGCAATGTACGCTCGCTTCGGCTTACCCGGTCCGTCTGCACTTACGAAGACGACACCGCGCTGTTGACCCGCCACCGGAGTGAGCGAGTTGAGAAGGCCCCATACCTTCTCGCTAAAGTTGGATGGACCAGACTTGACCTGGATCACAATCCACTCGTCATGCTTTCCACCGTCAACCTTGCTTCCAAACATCCCAGTCCGGCTGATGCCGAGCTGCTTGCATGCCCAGAGCTCAAGCGCGTTGCCACGCTTGCGATTGTTGCGCCCCCTCCGGGAGGCAGCAGCATCCTTCATAGGCTCCTCCTGTCCCTGAGGAAGACCGGGGTGTTTGGCCCGACCCAACCGCCTGTGACGTTGAACTCCATGTACTCCACCGCGTCAAGGTAGATCTGCTCGGGGTCGATCTCTCTCTGCTCGAACTCGGCGTCTTTCCTGAACATGGAGATCAGGATGTCGAGACACCTGTCGTAGTCATAGATCGCCACAGCGTGGCTGAAGTGCGTGCCAAACCCGATGAACGCCTTCTCGAATCCATCGGCCATGAGCGCGCTGTCCTGAGCGTACTCAGGGACGTCCATCTCCTCGTTGTGTGCGACGATTGCCATGTCTTTCATCTTTCCCATGAGTGCCTCCTACTCAATGACCTCAATCGATACCTTCTGGAGGCCGAGGCTAAGGTCAACCCCGAGCTCCTTGAACAGAGCCGGCGCAAGATCCACGATTCGGTTCTTCGCCGGGCACTCACACCAGTCTACCACAAGGGCGACCACACTGCGACCGGTCTTGAGGTTGGTGATCCTGATTGGGTATGGGTTCATTCCGTATCGGAAGTTCTTTACCGCCCGCAAGGCTGGCCCTGCTGCCGCGTAGTACTTCACCCCGGCCCTGCTGTACCAAGTGCTCTGTCCGCTACGCTTGGCGTCGTACCATGATGCAACCCCAACGATCACGTTGGATGGCTTTACCTCAGGCTCCGGGCTCGGGGATGGTGTGACCTGTACGAACACCGGGGTCATCAGGCCCTCGGACTTGCCGACGCCGTACCCGCTAAAGAACGATGCGATCACGCAGATCGATGTAACGAACGCAACGTAGATTCTCATGAAACTGCCTCCTTAACTGCATTGTACGGTGGGAATGTCATGGTGGTAAAGTCGAACTCGACCTTCACCAACCCGACAGGACCCTGCCGATTCTTGAGGACCTCGATATCCATTTCCCTGGTACCGAGCTCCCTCTTCAACCCGATGACGATGTCAGCGTCCTGCTCGATGGCCCCGGACTCCCGGAGGTCGTGCAGTTTCGGGTGCTGATCGTCTCGAAGTTCAACCGCACGGTTGAGCTGGGACAGCACGAGCACAGGGCAGTCGAACTCTCGGCCAAGGGCCTTGACGTTTCGGCTAATCCTTGTGACGCGCTGGACCTCAGAGTCCGTGCCGTCGTCCTTCAAGATCTGCATGTAGTCGATGATGATGCCACCGATGCCGCCAGTCAAGCTGCGTAGTTTGGCAGCCGCAGCGCGCACCGAACCTGTGGTTGCGTGAGGGTCGTCGAGGTACCAGATCCTCATAGTCTCTCTCTTTGCAAGAACCTCGATAGCAACCTTCTGCTCGTCCCCATTGAGCTGCCCACGAATAACCTTCGACGCATCGAGGTGGCCAAGGCGTGCGACAGCACGGTCTAAAAGCTGGGGCACGGTCATCTCGATCGAGACAAAGAGGATCGGATGCTGACTTTGTTCAGCCCAGTTGTCGGCCACGTTATCGGCCAACGCGCTCTTGCCAACGGATGGACGAGCGGCCACAACGATCATCTCCCCGCCATGAGCAGGGGTAAGCAGCCTATCCAGCCCTCCGATATTGTAGGAGAGCCCATTGATGCCGGACATCCTTGCGACCTGGACGTCCTTGTACATCTCGACTGCACTGTGCGGGGACAGAAGTGATCCGTCCTCCGCGTTCGACATGATCGAGGTGGTGGCCTGTGACAGGGCAGTCAGAAGGTCCTGCCTGGACTCCTCCCGGTGCGCCTTGTCGATCAGCTTCTCGAGCGCAACGATGAGGCGACGACGGAAGCCGTCTCGCCGCACGATCTCTGCGTACTCTTCGGCTGGTGCTCGGTGGCCCTGAGTCATTTGGGTCAGGAGGGCGTTGAGGCCTACGCCATCCTGACCCATGGAGGCAATGTCTACCGACTTGCGCTCCTGCGATAAACGTACCATCGCGTTATATGCGCGGCGATACTCTGGCACATAGAAGTCCTCTGCCGTCAGCTTGTCGCTGACGAGCGGTATCTGAGCCGGGTCAAGGAGTAGCCGGGTCAGGAGGCCAGCCTCGGCCCCCTGGTTAAACGGCAACTGCTCCATCAGCCGACCTTGGCCGTATCAGATGCGAGTTGGAACCGCGTGCCCTTCGTCTTCAGCTCCTCAAGGATGATGTCGACGTGCTGATAGCTCAGGCCCTCGCTTGAAGGAGTCCCTGCCACCAACGCAAACAGCGCCTTGATCTGCTCTTCGCCAAGGCCCTGCTTCTTTGCCTCTGCAAACACCATGCGCTTCATGGCGTCAGTAGCCAGCTTGCCGGTCGAAGAGGCGGCCTTCGCCTCACCCTGCGCCTGCTTCACTGCGACCTCCTCCTTGGAGGCGATGCCACGGTGCGCTGCGATACCAAGACCAAGAGATAGCGCACGTCCCACCGCAGAGGTAGCCGCATTCTCAAGCTCTGAGCCTCTCGTGAACCCAGTCTTTCCAGGGATCTCGAGCGAGCTGTAGTCTACTCCAGGTCGCGCATCTTCTGGGCTGCGGTACGCATAGGCGCGGACCACCACCAACTTATCCGAGAGCGAAGCAATCTCTGTCTGGATGCTTCCGTCTGGGTATCGCTTGAAGAACTCTGCCACCCGGTCCTTGACCTCGATGTAATTACTGAGTCGATCGTCTGCCATGTTCATGCCTCCTTGTCTTCATCCCAGCACTTTGTCTGGAATTGGCAATATCCGCAGAGCCAGTTGCGCTGCAGCTTACCCTTCTTAACCTCCGGCTTGAGCCGCTCTGGCAAGGTGCCAGAAGACTGGTGCGACTCCAACCGATTGATGCGGGAGATCAGGTCAGCGTCGCCCTCGGCAGTCCACTCGACCGGGTACTCCTCCATCATCATATCATCCTTCGAGACATAGATGATTCGGGCCTTGGTAAGGTCCGAACCAAGTGGCTCGATGGCGTGCTCTTGCGGCGTTCCTTCGTTGACGATGCCGCCGTAGTACCGAAGCCCATGAAGGTACGCCTGCACCTGGCCGACGTGCTCTTCCTTTGGGAGCTCCTTGTACTTAAATGCGTAACTGTTGATCGTCTTGAACTCAAGCACCTCGTACGATTTGTCGTGGTGCTGCACAAGCATATCGACTGAGCCAACAAGTTTAATGTCGGCAGCGTTAATCTTAACCTCGTCCCACGCCTGGGCCACGTAGGTATTCGAGTGCTTCAACGCACCCTGGATGAAGTCGTGCATGATCTGCCCAACCTCAAGGATGCGGTAGCTACGGTCGTCCCGGTCGTCGGTCGGGGCAGTGCCCCTGACCTCGTAGATGGTCTTGCGATCACAGCCGTACAGGCCGGATGGGTGCCACATCCCGTCAGGTTGACGTGGCTTGGATGTGGACCTGATGTACTCGTTCAGGGCCTGAGCAACAGTAAACGTCATTTGGCCTCCGTTCTCTCGGCAGCAACGCTACCTAGGTGGGTAGTGTACGACCCTACCAGCGGGCTGTCAATGCCCAAAAGAAAAAGCCCCTGGCACAAAGGCCAGGGGCTGGGGCTTAGCCCCGCTTAGATATCGAACTGCTTATCTGCGGCAGCCTTATCCTCAGGCGTCTTCTCCTTGATCCCGAACTGCGTGTTCTTCGGATCGAGGAACTTGATCAGGATCTGTAGACCAGATGCAAGACCAGCCGAGAGGATGGTTCGGAAGTCACCGCCACTGATATCCAGAAGCGGGATGCCGAGACCAAGGGCGACTGAGATCGAGACAGTGATGAACGTGCGGCCGAACTCGATGAGGGCTTCGTCAACACCAGTGTTGTCGATGACCCAACGAATGCTGGCCTTGAGATCTGAGTACATTGTTTCTCCTATTTGTATTCGACAATGACAACATGCTTGTGCGGGGCCCCATTGTCCTTGCCGGCAACGCGCTTGGAGTCAGCAATCTGCTTGAGCTGATCCTCGGTTACCTTCACGCCGAACTTCTCCTTGCCCTTACCAGAACGTGTTGGGCAGGCCCATTGCCACCCGTCTACAGCAGCCCACCCTGCCGCAGTCATGTGGCCGTAGCCTTCCTTAATGTGCTTCGGTCCCTTGGTCTGCCAGTACTTCTGCCACTTCTTGTGCCATTCACTGATCTCGACATCGGGATACCCGACAGCCTGCTGGACCCAAATAATGAGTCCTGCTCCACGGTGCGCTGAGAGAACGACATCGTCCCATGACTTCGCATATCGAGCGCTTCCACCAAGGACCTTGACAGTCTTGATGAGGTCGCCCAGCGATGAACCGTTGTCGCTCACTCCCTCCTTCTCAACAAAGCCTGTGGCTTTAGCCTTCGCCCTGATGCCGTCTCCGGCACTCGGGTCGATGAGGTACTTCGCCGCCCAGGCCAAGGCAGCCGACGCAGAACTCGGGCCGCAATCGTCTAAGATGCCGCCCTTTTCTACGTGATCGAGCTGACTCTTCACCTTGAATTTCATTTATTCCCTCCAACGCATTGGTCCCGTGACCAGCCAAGAGATCGTCAGTAAAACGAAAAGAGTTCCCATTACTGTCTGAGTCTGGCCTTCGGGAAGAACTACTACTGCGAACATAAGTCCGAGAATTGTCCATGCTCCTCCGATGAGATCGTTTACGATTTTCTTAATCAAGACTTGTTCCCCTTTCTGCTAGAAGAGCTGGATGAAGATGATGGCCCACCTACTGGACCCCCTCCTCCTGTGCCACCGGCCCTCGCCATTGCTGCAGATACCGCAGCGCTTGCGACTTGGCTAATGACCACCGCAACCGCGATAGGTTGCGCCTCCTCTTTCTCCTCGGGGTCTAAGTCCTTTCCGATCTCTCCAATATTTAATATCGCTTCAAATGATTCGCCGAATACTTCGGCAACCTGTTCTGCCGCCTCTCCAAATGCTTCCGAAATTGCCTCAACCGCTTCTTCTACACTTGGCAGTTCGTCAGTTGGCTCAGGAGAAGGCTCAACGCTAGGCTCAGGCTCAGGGCTAGGCTCGTCAGTAGGATCAGGACTCGGTTCAGGTTCCTCTGAAGGCTCTGGCTCGGGCGTCTCTTCGGGCTCGGGAGTCGGCTCTGGTTCTTCACTTGGCTCTGGCTCTGGCTCTACCGAGGGCTCAGGCTCTGGAGTCGGTTCAGGAGTTGGATCAGGAGTTGGCTCTGGCGTAGGCTCCGGAGTTGGCTCAGGCGTCGGCGAAGGTTCCGGCGTTGGCGTCGGTTCGGGCGTAGGCTCTGGCGTTGGGCTCGGCTCTGGAGATGGATCAACAGATGGCTCCGGTGTTGGGGTTGGGGCCGGGCCCACAACCCAGGTTGTGTTTGTGACTTGCAGGAAGCCCGCGCCGCAGCACGAGTCAACGCTCAAGATGCGAAACCCAAAGATCCCCCCTGCGGCAATGTAAACCAATTGCGTGCCGCTCTGTTGCTTCGGGTCGTAACCGCCCTGATCCCAGATCGCGAGATCAATCCAGCTCTCATCGAGAAGCATTTGTGCTCGATCGTAGAAGGCACCATCGGTCGTCCAATATGACCAGTCAAAGGTAACCGTCTCGCCAATGGACGAACTAGTCGTCAGGCTGGTGACCGTGTTCTGCCACGGGTATCCAGGCCCAGCATTATTGCTGCCTTCAATTAAGATTGTGCCATCGGTCAGCGTGATTGTTCCGTTGGAGTCAACCTGCTGGTCCCACTGGTCTGTGCTGTCTAGTGCATACGCTTGAGCTGGCATTGCCAGCAGAAGGAGGATGAAGATATAGCGCACGCAGCCCTCCGGCTAAACGAGCGCTGCTACCTCCATCACTGCAGCGCTTAGGTCTTCGACCACTAGTGTTGAGTGGTAACGTAGCCACTTAGGGGTATTCTCCCTGGAAATCCCCCAGACCACGATTGGAATATTCTTTTCCCACGCGAAGTACACTTCCATTGCAGTCCCCCACCCCGGGACTCGTCCGTCGACAAGGACTGCATCGCACTTGGCGATCAGGCTCTTATCGACATTGACAACAGAGCTATCGCTCTCGTCTACTTCGTAGTGATGTGGATCAACCGCAGAGCAGTTGGTGAAGTCGGACAGCCTGGCAGAAGCCTCTGCCCTCCACTCCATTGCATGGTCTGAGTCGACCAGCTCCATTGCTCCTGCAAGATAGACCTGTGGACTACTCACAGTCCACCTCTTCCTTAAGGATCTCAACCTCTTCTTCTGACTCATCAGAGAGGGGAAGGCCCCACACGCCACGGTGAAGCGCCAAGGCGATCATTGCATAGTTGGCAATGTCCTTAAGCGCATCTTCGAAGGTGTCTGTTGCCTCCCGGTCTATAATCGGACTGAGGACAACCTGCCCGTTCACGACGTCCCCCTGGAGGGACTGTCGAACCCGTGCGACCTTATCGTCAGCTAACCTATTAACGACGCCGTAGATCCCTTGGTTCCTGATATTCTCCGGGCCATACTTTCGCTGGCGCTCAACGAGAAGATCAAACGTTTCATCAAAGATCTGTGCAAATGCCTGCTGAAACGTTGTCGGTCTCATCGGTGCTTGTTCCTGATGAGTGGCTTGAGGTGCTCGTAAACGTCGCGGAGAACAAGGACGTCGGCCTCACAGTGCTCGCCCACCTTGTCCAGAGCGGTCAGGTCCCCGGCCATAGCCAGGTTCCATGTGTCAAAATCCAGTGGTGTCTTAGAGTTTCCGGTATTGAAGAACTCCGAAACTCCGGCAAGTCGGCTTGTTCCGACTCTTGCCGATGATCCCTTGGAGTAATACATCAGGTCGACGTGGACCCGGTCCCCTCGAAGGATCGGCTTTCCTCCCTTAAGAAGGCGGGCGTTCATGAACGGACAGTCAAACAGCTTCCCGTTCCAAGACACCCACTCGCCGTCGTACTTCTCGAGCTCCCGTGCATACGCGTCCACGAGGACGCTGTCGTCGATTAGCGTCTTGCCCGGGTAGTCCTTGAGTGAGAAGTTCTTGACGTTGCCCCACGAGTCCGCAATCGAACCCCACAGCATGCGTCCCACGTGGGCCTTGAGGCCGGTGGTTTCGATGTCAAAGAAGGCGACTCTTGGCCCAACGTAGCGGTCCTTCGGGACCTCATCGAGGCTAAAGTTCTGCTCGTCCTGAGATACGACCCGGGCCTTTTCACCAGACTCAATCTGGGCCTTGATCCTTCGTAGCCTGTTCCTAATCTGGTCCTCAGAAAATGGCCATCCGAGCTTTTCAGTAAGGATTGAGGCAAGCTTGGAGGCGGGTGCCCCCTCGTTGGAAGACTCCGTTGCCAGGAGGGCGCGGTCCATATCGTTTGTCCAAAGCATTTTGTACTCCCTAAGTTAGGGAAGCATAAAGCTTCCTAAACAATAGGGGTTAAAAGCGCCGCCTTTTGAACAATTGTTCCAATGCCCGCCTGGGCTGGGCGGCGGTTAGATCCCGTTGGCCGCGATGACGTGAACAAACACGCCGGTAGCATCGGTGCCTGAAGGGTTGACTACCCTGACGTCTACCGTCGTAGTGGTCCTGGCCTCGACAATAGCGTACAGCTCATTGGTGGCAGCAACATCCGCAACGACCCCGGTGACAACCATATAGGTTGCGTTTGCCATGGTCTCGCTTAGGGTAATGGTGGCAGTTTCAGATGTCGCCGTAGTCACGGTCCCAAAGCTTGCCGACCCAGAACTGATGCCGGACAGGAGGGTAGTGGCTACGGACCCGGTGAGCTTAGATCCACTTAGCTCAATAATCTTGGAGTCTGCAATAGAGGCACTGGCAATCTTGGAACCATCCACGTCGGAAATCTTTGCGTTGGTGACAGCGGCATTCTGGATCTTGGTGTTGGTCACGGCATCGGTTGCCAGCTTTGCTGCGGTGATTGAGCCATCGGTAACAGATGTTCCCGACACGGAACCATCCTCAACGAACCCGACCGGGTTTACGTTCCCTGCCCCGGTATCAACCAGCTCGTAGGATGTGGCGTTGTGGTTGTCGAGTACGGCCCATGGGCCCCTCCTCAACATTCTAAACTGATCGTCAATCGATTGATTTGCCATTATGAGCCCGGCTTTGGCGACAATAGTAACTGCACCTTTTCCGTCCCCCTCTTCAGCACTACCCTTGTCCCAACGACAAGGTAGTATGCATTGATGCTTGTAATACCGTAGTCGATATCAAGCTTGATCGTGTCGGACAGGTTAAACGAGGACCCGGTAGTGTTCGGCGGTTGAAGAGTGCCTGGGTGGATGGCGACCGCAATGGCAGGATCTGTCCTGACCGCTCTGGCCAAGCGCAGCTTTGACACCCTGTCCAGCTCGTCTCCGTCCCTTACATAGGACAGGTAGATGGACTCCTGCCTTCTCCCGTATGTCGTAACGCCAGACCCGGATGTCTGGGTCGTCCTTAGGCTAACGTTATTTGGCTGGCTTCCGACAGCAAGGATCTCATTCCTATAGTCAATTGGCGTTGCAATATCGGAGAACGCCTGGATGTGTTCGTCCCCCCACCGGAGCACCACGTCGTTCCTTTGGACCCCACGGTTCTTCCAGAAGTTGAATGTCCCTGATGGGGTAATCTCGAACACAACAGTGTTGGTTGTATCGCTCATTGAAAACGCAGCGAGCTCCCTCATTGAGAATAGGATTCTCTTGTAGTACAGCTTGTAGCTTGGCAGCACCAAGGCAGTTGCTCCTGAAGACACTGTTACTGGGGCCTCGATGGTCCCAGTTGTTGCCCATCCTAGGTTCGAGTTGGCAAGCCCAGTTTTGGCTCGGTCCCAAAGCGCAGTGACAATGACGTCTACCTGCGAGGAGGTGAATGACTGGTCCCAATCTGAATGCATCCAGAACAATCCTGACTCGTAGCCGTAGCAATAAAAGATTACGTCGTCAGCATTGGCGTCGTGCTCCATAAGCCAACCGCCCCAAACAAGGTCGGAGTTTCGGTAGATCCTGACGTGCGCCTTGCCCTCGTACCCGCGAAGTAACGTGATCTTTGGGTCTTCCTGGTTGACTGTGAAGAAGGCTTCGGAAACGTCGTTGAGGTATCTGCCCCATCCAAGGTTCTTGGCGTTCTCAAACTCAACGAGAAGGTCGCCAACTCCATAGCTTGTAGTGTCAGCGAACTTGAATACCTGAACCCGATACGTCGGGATGCTCACAGGCTAAAGGCCCTGCTCCAGGACAAGGAGAACGATGAGACATTGGAAGTGTTTGCCGCAGCAAGTGTCATCCCGCTTTCCGGCATCATCTCCCAGAACTCGCCGGACACGTAGATGCTTGGGGTCTCGGTTGTCCCGACGCTTACCTTTTTGTTGGCGAAGTCAACCGTCACAACCTCACTGTTGCTCCTGGCAGACAGGTTCAGCGTAAGCGTCTTGGTGCCAAGAGATGATGTCAAGGAGATTGAGTAGGTTGCGCTTCCCGCCCCGCTCATGTTGAGCGTTAGAGTAGGCCAGGACCGGTAGGTCGCAAGGCTGTTGTCAATCGATCCAGTTGCCGCCTTCGTTGTGGCCGTGCTCAGATACCTACGAGGGTCGGATACAACCAGCTCGATCGTGAACGGCGAGACAGTCCCGGTGAACTGGCTGACGGTCGGGGTAGGGATCGTCCTTGGCCTTGCAAGATATTTGCAAGAGATGAGCCCAGATGGGTAATTGAGGTAGTCGTCGGTTGGCGTTGAGAACAGCACGTTTACCAACGAGGTGGCAGTAGGGTAGGTGATCGTCCCGGGGTCAAGATATTCTGCCATGGAGCTTATCTTATCGTAAAGGCTTCCCATTGTCTTGGCCCTGATCATCCCATCGATTCGGATTAGGAAGTTTAACTTCCTTGATCCGTACATCTCCAGGCCATCGCGAAACTGCCGTGCCTCGGTAAGCGTATCTACGGCAGTCGATACAGCAATTGAGTTGACCTCATAAGTATTGTCATGATCATCGTCGGGGTCGTTAAGGACAAGGCCGTTAATCGTAATCGGCAGCCTCTTCCCATCGTTGTCGAAGATCCCAATCATCCCTGTCGCCCCGGAACAGGCTTCTGCCACGTCTTGCGCTCAGCCTTGAGTCGACGGGCCTCGGTCTCTGCTTCGTTAATCATCTGGAGCATCTCATTGATCGAGATGTTCTGGGTCTGGTTCCTGCTCAGCCAGGCCGTAAACCGCTGCCTATCCCCGGCAAGTCGTCGGTAGGCCTCTGCCCGAGAGTACGCGAGCACTAGCTGAACGAGATCGTCTGGGATTAGGTGCGTTGTCGTATCGTATTTCGTGTATGCCAAAAGGCGCAGGATGCCGCCCTGGTCGACAACGATCGGGGCAACGTGCAGCTTGGCGGTCCCGTTATCAACATCTCCAACGAGTTCCCACGCGGCACCGTCGAGGGCCCCGTATTCATCGCCACCAGAGGTGTACCATTCGCATCGAGCGATATGGTTAATATTGGACGGAAGGTTGTAGTGGTAGGTGTCAGCGACAAGCGTCACCGTCTTAGATGTTGGGCTGTACTGATAGCTGTGGCGCGGCCACAGTCGAGCAACTGACCAGCGAACGAGGTCGTCAAGCTCAGCAGTAGACCACGTCTCGGCGTTCGTGTCCCGAACGGCGATCGCAAGATATTCCCTCAGTGTTGCAAGGTCATTTGCCATATATTCTCCAATCGGATCCCCCGGGGGCCGAAGCCCCCGGGTTCACCATTACTAGCCTAAACCGCTAGTGCCGTCAGGTCGCCAGGGACTCCACCGATCGCAAAAGCGTATACGGTTGGAGCTCCGGTAACCCAAGTCGTGCCGGTCGTATCAGTCGTCTTGCGACCAATTCGGACAGCAGTCGGACCCTCGAAGGGACCGCACTTAAATACAGCGGCTCCGGTTGGCTCAACGCCAGCGGCGTTCAACGCACCACCGGCCAGGGCCGTACCGGTCGAATCGTCAGAGGCGACAGCGAGCACATCGGTAGCAGCGGACCAGGTCACGCCACCATCCTTGCTGTACTCGACAACGTCGATCCCGGCCGTTCCGAGAGTACCATTGTTTACCTGAACGATGACCAAGCGATCAACACCCGTGACATCATATGCCTGGGTATTGTCCGTCGTGCCATCGAGATCATCCGCAGTGGCAAGAACTTCGTTCTTGCTTACTGCAGCTCGAATGCTTCTTCGTGCTACCATTTTATAGTCCTTTCAGTATTACAGCGAAGTTGCTGCAGACTCTACTCGATAGTAGTAGCTGTTCGACAGCACGGCGCAACCGAAGTTGACCTTGAAGCCGATCAGCTCTTCCTGACCGAGCGGATCCTGGTGATCCCCGCCTGGGGCCACGTAATACGTCTTGAGCGTCTGAAGCTCACCCGCGCCCCAGCCCTTGATGTTTCCGAGGGCGATGCCCGCGTGAACCGTCGTGGTGCTGGCGAAGGTTGCCGTGTTGACAACTTCCATAATGCGGAAGCCTTCCATGCGACCAAGCTCACCACGGAGGAGCGTCTCCGGCGTGGCGTACTTGTTCACATCGATGAACGCACCCGTATTGGTGTCGTTGCGGAGATCGAAGCCCTGCTCAGGCGAGATCCACAAGCGGTAGTATCCGTCCCCGAAGGTTGGGATGCTGTTCTTGTACATCGTCGCGCGAAGCTTGCGGAGGTCCGCAGCCTTGAGCTTGGCCGTTGACGAAAGGCCAGCACGAGTCGTGTTGGCATCGCCGTTTGATTCAGTTGCGTAGAAAGCGGTACCACCGGCGGCCACGATGTCTCGGGTGATCTTATCGATCGCCTGAGCCGCGACGCGCGAGAGGCGCTCCGAAGCAATTGAAGTAATCTCAAGTGGGCTCTTGACCTTGGCAATATCGGTGATCGAAATAAGATCGCCGTACTGTTCCGTGGCTACCGAGACCGTTGAGATTGACATGCTTCGCTTGTCTGGGCGAGTACCCTCGGTAAGAGGGGTCGTCGTTCCGGAGAAGCTAAGGTCAGGAACGCTCACGAACTTGAGCGTGTCGAACCCTGGCATGAAATCACCCTGCTCTGCGTAAGCCTGGTCAGCGAAGACCAGCTCTGCGCGCAGGTTCTCAAGGACCTTCTTCTGGACCTTGAACGTAATCGCTGCACTTAGTGCAGACGAAGCGAACTGTGCATCTGTCATTTTATTCCCTACGTCGGGAGGTTGCCCTCCCGCCTAATCCTCAGCGCTTGCCAAAGGTCTTCAAGATCCTATCGGCGATATCTTCGGTGAGTGTCGTACCGTCTGGCATGACTACACCTCCGAAATCACGGCGCGGAGGGTTGATTGGATTTACGTCCGGGACTTCAGTTTCCTCCTGCTTAGCAGGAGTCTGGGCCTTCGCGATAGCAGCTCGGATTTCCCGAATTGTTTCCAACTGGGTCTTCGTGCTATCGGCCTGAAGAAGCTTTTCAAACACTGGCATCTCGTCCGGGTATTCCCGGCTGAGCTTCAAGAGCTCATTTTCCCGAGACAGCTTGTCAAGCCGTTCAGACAAATCTTTCTGATGGAGCTGTGCCCGCTCATCCTCGGACAGGCCGGCGGTCTTTAGCTCCTTCAGTTCTGCTTGCGCCTTGCTGAGGACCTCATCCTTTTCAGCAATTACGCGTTGTAGTCCCTTAAACCGGGACTCGAACTCCTCTCGGACCTTCTCGATTTCTGGCGAGGGGGCTGCGGGCGCAGATGCGCTGTCGCTAGTAACCCCACCCTGAACGGCGAGTTGTTCCTCCATGAGTGTTCCTCCTAATCTCCGACGAAGGGGAGCACATCAAATGTCCCCTCTCGTCCTATTTCTGACAATAGTCCGAGCGTATAGTTCGGTCCTAGTGCCATCATCTTCAATCCTGCCGTGAGCGGGTCCTGGGCAGCGTACTCGGGGAAGACCCCAAGAGCGCCACCAAGATACCTTGGACCTCGTGACAGGGTTACCCCGATATCCCCCGGGGTAATAGGGATCAACATTTGTGCGGTACGCCATAGTGACGGATTGTTCTCGAACACCGCAGCGTACTCACTGTTGTTTTTAAATTGGTCCATGTGGATCTGGCGTAGTCGCTCTAGTCGAACCACATTCTTCAGCGTGCCCTCCCCGGCAGCATCAGTTAGGACGTTGTACAGCCATCGGGTGGCCTTAATCTGATAGCTAAATGGCCAGTACAGCCAGTAGCTATTAAGAACTCTTTCGAGGTTGGATCGGTTAGTATTTCCGCGCAAGATGCTAATGTGTGAAGCGTACGAAGACTCGTTTAGCTCATATAGACGCTGCAGAAGTGGGGACATCTCTCGCCTGTTCTCAGCCAAGATGTCATCAGCCATTCCCTCCATGCCTGCACGATGCCCCTTCTTGTCCCATACGTATAGTTCTTCGTCAAGGATCTGGGCCAAAGGCTTTCCCTGTTGCTGCTTTTGCAAAGAAACCAGCCTCTTCCGGATTGCATCTGCCCTTTCAAACATCTGCTCTGGTGTAACGTCTCCAAGACGCCGAATGATCGGGTCGCGCTGGCCAATGAAGTTGATGGCCTGCTCAACCGCCTCAAACTCTCCGGTGCCCGGGTTTACCCCGAACTCTCGGAGGAGTTGCGCTCCGTTTCGTTCACGAGCAACCTCAAGGGCCCTGGTTCCATAACCGGTCAGACGCCTCATGTCTGAGAAGCCCGAATCGAGCCCAGCAAGAACGGAGGTTGGGATTCCATCAATTTCTGCACCCATCACAGGAAGGCCTCGCTGGCGATGTGTTGCGTATGCCGCGTCTTCAAGAGCAGTGTTTGCACCGCGCACGCGAGTAGCCTGCAAGCCGTACTTGCTTCCATTAATCACGTCTGCCTCAAATTTATTCATTGCCCACCATCGAGGGTCAAGCATGAAGCGGAAGAACGGATATCCGAATCGGCTTACGGCACGAGCACCTTGTGAAAACCTCGTTGGCTGATACGATTCGTATACATCCTTGAGCGCTCTAGTGACAAATCCCTTTGCCCCCGGAACACCTGCCTGCGTATCGAGGTACCGGTAGTATCGAGACTGTGCTCGATCGACAAGTTGCCAGAAGTTTTCCTCTCCAACCTTATTGACAACATCTGCCTTAAAGGCGATCTTTGCTTTTGCATTAATTTTTGAAGGCCATACGGCACCAATTGTTTTGTAGACCGGAAGTCCCATAAATAGTGCCTCGTCAACGGACTCCTTGAGGAGGGCAAGGAATCCGTTGACTTCGGCCACCGTAGCTCCCTTTGACAGGAGCTCGCGGTACAAAAACTGCCGTGCAGTATTTGAGTTCTTACCTGCGCCAACTGGCTTTGTCAGCCAGTCAATAAATCGAAGTGGGCCAGAAACGATTGGATTGTCAAGAAGCAAAGAATCGTATAGCCCGGTCCTGGTCTGAGTAACTTGGGCAATATAGCCTTGACCAGGCGCTGTAGGGATCGCAAGGCTTGGCGCTTCAGACAGGGTGTATTTCCCCTTTTTAAGGATATCAGCGCCAAAAGGTGCGAGTTGTAGTTGAAGGTCTTGATCAACGCCCTTCATGCTTGGATGCCATCGCGGCATTGGGACAAGCCTTTCAGCCTCAGCATCCTTGGCAATGTTTGCAAGGGCCTCGTCCTTCTGCCCGGCACTTCCCTTAAGGTCGTCTTCCATCCTGGACAGGATGTTAAGGAGGCTTTCCTGGTCTTTGTTTCTTGGGCTAATGACTGCATCATCCCCTCGACGGAACAGGCTTTCAAACGTGGACTCGATTTCTGGACTTAGCCTACTTTTCTTGAGGTCGGAGAATTTATAGACGCTGCCACTAACGCGATCATATAGCCCAAGGAGCCACTGGCGGAACCTTTCAAATACTGGTACAAGGCTCTTGATCGGTGCCTTACCCTTCTTGAGCCACACGTTAAACGCGTCGGCGAACTTCTCCTCTTGCGCGCGCGTCCACACGTACCGACCAGAATCATCAAGCTTAGCCCCAGCCCACTTGGAAGCAGTCTCAAGAGCCTCACCCTTAAGGAGGGTGCCACGGAACACGTGGGCAAACTCATGGGTTGCAGTAGTCCAGCTCGAACCCTCAAACCCCTTGATAAGTGCTCGGCCATTCTCGAGGAACTCAGTCGATCCAATGACCTTTTCCCCATCTTTCTTGAAGTACTTGGAAAGAAGGTTTGGATTAAACGCCTGCACAGCATCCGTCGGCCTTGTGAACCCTGCCGCGCGAAGGGTATCAAGGCCATTCTGGACGTCATTAAAGTCTGCTCGTGGGAGCTTGTTTGCGTTCTTGTAAAGCAACGAATGTGGTTCTACCTTGCCACGGAAGGCGTCCCATCGGAACCATTGATATGCACCACGACCAACGTTTGCAAGTCCCGGAATAGCCGCTGTCTCTGCAGCCTGGAGAACGCCGAGGTACTCGTCCATGACCTGCACTGGACTTTCTCCGTAAACGGGGATGTCCTTGCGAGGTGTTCGGATGCTTTCCGGAATCTCCGAGTATGCACGCTCAAGATCGTCAGACATCTTCGCCCTAACGCCAAGAGATCGGAATGGTGCGTTAATCGTTTCTGCCTCGCCCCGGAGCGCCTTAACCATGGTGTCGGCGTAGGCCTTGCCTCCCGGGACAGCATTAAGCCGTTCGACAAGTGCGGCGAGGTCGCCCTTTTGCTCTGCTGCCTTAAACAGGTCAAGAGACATTTGCAAGTCAATGGTGCCGCGATTCAAAGTGGTTGGCTGCCCAAGCTCGACAGCAAAGTTTCCGACTTTTACCCCAACCCCCTTGATCATCAGAAGTCGGTCGGCAAGATTCTCTGCAGTCTCTCCTGCGCGAATAGTGAACCAACTTGGGTTAGAATCAGCAAACTCAGAGATCATGGCAATGCGCTGGTACGCCTGCGTCTGGTTAGTTGAGCCGATACGAATGTCGGGGTTTGGGAAGTACCCATCAGGCCCAACAAGTTTGCGAAGGTTTTCCTGACGGAACTTGGGGTCTGCCCCAGGCGCGGTCGGGTACTTGGAGATTTCGGACTCTGGGAGATACATGCGGTAGTGACGCATAATCTCTCGACCCATGTCCTTGTCCGCAACACCTCGCTCTCGCGCCTTGCGAACGAACGAGGCCATCTGTCCAACATCGTCAAGGTCCCTTGCCCTAATGACCATGTACTGAGCTTCATTAATTGGCAACGCTGTCTTGTTTGCGCTTGTAAGAGCAAATGAGATCCGGTTCACAAGATCGACTGGGTCAGAGAAGTCTACGGTTTTTCCGGCCCAAAGCTTGCTGTAAAGCTGGAATCGCATCTGATCTGGCAGCATCGACGGGACAATCCCCTGCGAGCGAATGACAACCTCGTCTGCCAACGAGTAGGGGGCAGGGTTTGCAAGGAACTCCATCCCTCCCGGGAGTGCAATGTCTGTGGCCCCAGGGTTGAGCGAGCTTCCAGGGATGACCTCAACCGGATGATACCCCGAAAGCCTCTCGTCCTTTAGCCTTTTCCCAAGAGCCACCATGTCGTCGGTTGGCCTGAATTCTGTCGCTGCCTGGATGGCGCGCTCAAGACCTTCAGGCGTCTTTGCCCGGGCAAACTTATCAGCAAGGACTCCAGACTCTTTGGCAAATAGAGCATCTGGGTTTACGTCACCCCCGCGCATGACTCCGTAGAGCACGCTGTCATATACATCCTTAACCGTTCGATTGGTGACTGCAGCCTCGGATCGCATTGCCGCGTCCCACAGCTCGGCAAGCGCATTTGCCTCTTCGTCGCTCGTGTTGAAGGCTTGCTTGACCCCTTTAGAAAATTCTCCGACTCGCGAAGCTTGCTGCTCGGCCATCTCCTCTGCCGCGCGAATACGCGCGGATTCAGTGGTTCTCTGAAGCCTAGAAATGTCAGACCCAAGAGCCCCAAGAACACGCTGTTTTTCGGCTGGAGTTACAACCCTGGATAGTTCATCAAGAACTTCATCTTGAAGCGCCTGGTATTCCGGCGTACCCGGTGTCTCCTTAGAAAGACTTTTTGTTACCGACGAGAAGTTGGACGGGGAGAAGGGACGATCAAGGTCACCTGCTGTTCCTCGGAAAACTGCGTCGTCGGCGCCAGAGAGGCCTGCAGTTCCTGTTCCGTCGGCCACCATTCCGGCAGGACGAAGTTCTGCAGAATCTCCGAGGGCCCTGAAGAACCTGGCGTCTCCGCTGTTTGCTCCGGCAATTGCTGATTGTTCAATTCCACTGACTGTTACCTCCGGCTTTCCTAGATATGAAACTCCCTCACCCTTGAGGTCGTTGACAATAAGCTCAGCATACACCCCTTCAACCTTCTTTGTTGGGGCTACGCCACCAGTAAGTTCTGAAATTGCCTTTGACAGGACAAGGGACCTTGCTCGGGCCTGTGGCCCGCTAAGGTCTGCAATTTTGGCCATGATCTGGATTGTTCCAGCCTCACGGTCAATCGTGGAGCCGATGGCCCCATACGAATCTGAAATTGCGTCAACGACCTTTTGGGATTCTTCAAAGCTCATGGCCCGGCCAATCGAGAAGCTCATCCTGTGCCAGTTCGGGGCGGCTCCGGAAGCCTCTTGCGCCGTCTTTGACAGAACCAGAAGAACCGCGTCCTGCTGGTCGTCGAGGACCCTGGTGCCTCCCTTAAGTGCAATAACTGCAGCTTCTCGTGGCCCCTTTAGTACTATTGCAAGATCTCTTGGTCCAACCGGTACTTTAGGACCACGGAACGGCAAGACGATATGCATCGACGGCTCTGCGCTCTTCTGCCACACGCCGACAACCGGCTTGGCAGTTGTTACAGTATATCCGTGGTCAGTGAGGTGCTTGCCAATTCTTTCTTCATATACTGACACCGTCTCGTCTGCGCGGGCGGCGACAGCTTGCTTGACACTAAGGTCGCCCTCAAGACCAACTCTGGCCTTAATCCTATCCCGGAACCTTGAGACAAAGATCTCCGTAGCATCTGGTGACCAGTCGAAATCTGGGCTTCCGTCAGCCTTGACAGGACCTCGAGGAACTACAAGGTCATCGACAGGGGCAGCAGCCTCGCGCGCGCCCCACGGCCCGGTAAGTTCGTTAAGGGTTGGAGCTTCCGCAATTTCCTTTTGAATAATCGAGTCAAGGTTTTCAAAAGTTTCGTCGGTTCCCCGGACAAGATATTCTCTCCACGTGTTGGCGTTTTGGGCAGACTCAGGGCTAAGAATCGCAGAATTTTCTTGGATAATTTCTTCAAGCTTTGATGCGCTAATCTTTCCATTAACGGCCGCAGCGGAAAGCTCTGCCCGAAGACCAAGCCAGTGTTCCTTGGCAAAGACACCGTCAAAATTTTTAAGAACGACTTTGCCATAGTTGTCCCCTATTGCCCAGAGGTTTTCTGCTTGGGGAAGGAATTTGACCCAGTTATCAATAACGCCAGACCCGGAAACTTTTGCCTGGACTCCACCGGTAATTTCTTCCACCCCACGTAGATTTCCAACCCAAGCATCAAAAGCTTCGTCAATTGCGCCAGGGGGGATTTGCCCATCATCGATAAGCCTTACAAGGTGATCATCAATTACCCTTGAAAGCATTTCACCGTGCATTGCATAAGCCGGCATGCTTCCGGGGGTGACCCTGTAAGCGTCACCAAGAGATGGGGCAATGCCCTTGACGTCGTGAAGGCTCGATCCATGGTATGAAATATACCGAAGGATTTGTGCTTTAAAAGAATTCCATGCGTAGTCCCCGCCAAATCGATCTTTGACGTATGCAACGCGAGCGGAGTATTTTACCTTGTCTGCATTAGGCATATCGTCAGATAGGCGCGTAATTAGTGCTTTGTCAATTTGATAAAGTCGACGGAGTTCAATTTGGCCCCTCTTAACAGTTGCACCTTTAGCAGAGGAAGTTACGGCTTTGTATGGGTATTTCCATGCTGAAACAACATTCCAGGCAAGGTACTTATCAGATAGTGGCTTCTCTTCCTCGAGGTCGTTGATAAACCTGTACAAGCCGCCAACAAAGAAGTTATCTTCGTCGCCATTTGTAATTAACTCAGTTGCTGCCCCGAGACCCGCCTGTCCGGCGGTGAACGCGGTAGAAGAGATAAGGTATTTCTGGTACAAGCTTGGAGTGTATCCAGCGTACGTAACACGGCCGGTAAGAGCGCGACCGTAAGACTTCGCAGCTCCCTTAAGAACTCCACCGGCGACTTCTGCCGTCGTTCCAATCCTAGTTCCAGTAATAGACTCTTTGATCGCCGTTCGGTACCCAGGCAGTGTCAATCGATAGGCATTGTTGCCGACTGCCATTGAACCAGTCTGCCACGCGTTTGATACAGCGTGCGCAGATTCTGCTGCCTTGTTAAGGATAGGTGCCGTCTTTGCAGCGCTGGTAAAGATTTGTGCAGCTTTAAAGCCACCAGTAAGTCCTTTGAATCCAGCCCAAAGAAGCTTAATCGGGGCAGATAGAATAAGCGTAGGGTCAAGAGCAATCTGTAGACCCATGTCAACAATTCCGTTGTCTGAGATAATGTAACCCTTTTCCCTGTCGCCAAAGTCAAAGGTACCCTTTTTACCGGCAAAAAGGTCGGAGATGTCTTGGTCGGTAAATCCCTTTTTCTTAACGCTAGTTATAAACTCTCCAAGTGTCTGAAACCCGCCGTTCGGGTTGGCAACTGTAGTCTTCATAGAAAGGTTTCCGGATTCAATATCTTTTCGATATTGAAGCAAAGTTGAGGCTGTAAAGGAGTTAATGAACGCTGTTTGAGCATTTCCGTTGAGGAAGTTTCCGAAACCGCCAACCAGTTCATTGAGCAAGGGAGTTGCTCGAATAATATCGGTCGCAACATCAATAGCGCCCTTTTCACCCTGGCCCCTGGTAATCATGTTAACCGCAGCAAGAGGACGTTCTGCAGCGTATCCTGGAGCCTTAAAGGCAGTCTCAAGTCCAGAAGCGGCCACCGGAGCTGCTCCTGATAAATCAAGTCCTGTGGTTTTATAGGCGTTTGTCTGGGATGAAAGGTATCCTGATCTTGCCCCCGGAAGTCCAGATCCCGGGGCGAATGCGTTATACGTTGCGCGCTCAGGAACACCTCGATCTTCCCACGGAGTTGACTGGCTTCTGGACTGACGGATCGGCCCAATGTTCAGGCCGTTGGACGACGGGGCGATGTTGAGGCCGTTGGACGACGGGTCGATGTTGAGGGCGTTCGGGTCTACTGGCTCCGGGGTAGGAATGTTAAACTTATTTGACTGACCATACGAAGCACCACTCCCAGAACTTCGCGTCTTGTCAAGCAGTCCCATTACTTCATGTTCCTCTCACCAGCCCGGAACTGAATCAATGAGCTCTGTTCTGACTTAATCCTTGCTGCCTTTTGGGCAGAGGTTTCTACATTAGTGGTGCTAGTTGCTGGTGTTGCATATGGCAGAGACCCGCTATCAAGACCAGGGAAAGTTCCCGGCTTACCAGACGAGCTGGTTGGAACAGTAAACTTTGCTTTTGCTGCGTTGGCGTTTGCAAGATTGATAAGATAGTCTGATCCACCAGTTGCCGGCTTGATCGTCGGGGTGAGCGCGTTTGTCTTCGCCTGCGCCGCAAGGGCAGCGGCGCGGTTGATTCCGGCATACTCGCTTCCAAGCGCTGGTGCAGGTGCACCACGACCAGATGGAGCCTGGCTTGGGATGGAAACACCGATAGCCTTTGCCGCATCGAGAAGCGTTGGCATTCCTGCCCCAATACCGATGCCAAACGGAAGCGCCCCTGAGGGCTTGGAAATCCCAAGGTCTTCGCGCTCTCCAGCCCGGAACTTAATGATTGAGTTGTTGTAATCCCGGACCTTATTCCTGCGGATCTCTTCCTCTGTTTCGACATTCCACCAACTGTCTCGTGCGTTGATCTGATCGCGAGGGCTTGTCCCAATTTTTCCATAAGCCGAAGGGCTGTAGTAGACCCCGGAGGTATCAGCGGTTGGAACAATATTTCCAGTTCCATCAACCTGAACAAGAGAACCTCGAAGCGATGGGTCTTTATCAAGAATGTTCTGAGCACCCTCTGGATTGCTGCCAATGTACACGGCAGGAAGAATCTTGGTGAATGGTGGGACCACAACTCCAGACTTATCCGTGGAAACAATTGTAAAATTGCCAAACTGAAGTGCATCAGATCCGAACTTAAGCTGATCCATCTCAACCCATCCACCGGGCTGCCCATTGATGGTGGGCATATAATACCAAGTTTTTCCAGTCTTGGAGTCAAGCATAGAATACGCTTGAGTTGGAATTGGTTTAACTGTATAAGTTCCTCCCTCGAGGAAGTCTGCCTCGGTCGCCTTGTTCAAGTCATCTTGCGTTACGGGGTTGCCCTTCTTATTCCCACTGGTGTAGAAGGCGTTGTAGATAGGGAGGTTGGCCGGGCTAATGACGACTGGCATCTTCTTGACGCTGTCGTTAACGTCGACAAGGACGTCGGCAATGATTTGGCCGCCCTGAAGGACTGGCTTCCCGGAATCATCAACGAGGATGTTTTCGATGACCGGCTTCATTGTTACGCTTCCGTCAGGTGCCCTTTCGCCCCTTGTAGTGCTGGTTGCCTGGACGAACGCTACGGATACTCGGCCGGACTCTGCATCGTAAATCTCGGTTCCCTTGCCGGTGCGAAGAGCATCAGTTGTCTTTGAGACGTCTCCTGTCGGGATTAGCACCTGATCAACAAATACCTTGGAAAGATCCCCAATAACGCTGGACAGTCGGGCGTCGACGTTCTGGTTCTGTGCCAGGGCGTTGTCAATCATGTCCCTAGCCGCAGACTTTTGCGCGTCAGTCGCAGCCGGGTTGGAGAAGATGCCAAGGGCAATTTCGGCCTGGGCCGCCCAATCAAGAAGTTCCTGAGTTGGAAGTCGGCGAGGACCGTAGGGGGCTGCCTCTGTCTGGCCCTCTTCAAGAGGCTTGTAGCTAAGTCCCTTGGCCCACGTGGAGATTTGGCCCTGTAGTTCCTTGGCCACCTTCTCTGGGGCATACACATCGTTGGAGTCAAGGGCATTATTCATGGATGAAATGCCATTTGAGAGGAGAAGATTTAGTCGATCGGTCTGCTCGAATCCAACGTGAACCTGCACGTGGCTTGCAATGAAGCTGCCAATCTTGTTGTAGATATCAGCGGCAGCACCATTGTTGCCACCCGCCTTGTAGGCGCTGGCCATGTTGGTTGCGCCCTTGATAAACTGGTTGTCATACTTCCTGATCTGGTCCGCAGTAATTGTTTCAACCTGACCAGTCAGTGGGTTAAACATGGTTGCGGAGCCATTGACCTGTGCGGCCTCCCACTGGTCAACAAGCTTGATGATGGAGTTCAGGGTACTGGTTACAGCGGAACCGCCTCCACCACCACCGGAGCCTTCCTGCTTTGTCTTGAACGCAGACTGAAGGACCTGATAGTAACGGACAGGATCTGAGGTCTGATACACCGAGGCCGCGTCTCGAATGCCGTTGTAATACTTGGCCGCGCTAATCTTCCCGCGCGTGTAATCAAACTGAAGCTTGGCCATCTTTGTCTCTGCATCTTCAAGAACGTTCTGCGACTTCTTCTCAGTGTAGGCGTTGTCAACCTTGTTCTCGAGAGAAGAACCTGGGCGAGCCAACTGCTTCCACTTTCCGTAGAAGTCAAGGACTTCCTTTGATGAAGCTCGGCGCTCAAGGAGGCTGTTCAACTCATTAGAGAACCTCTCCTCTGACGCCTGGTCTCGAAGCTGGATGACGCGCTGCTGTGCAGCACGGTACCCACCGCTGTCTTCCTGCTTGCCGGCCATCTTGGCCTCGTAATACTGGATCAAGTCAGCAAGGTCGCCACCTGCAGCATATGCAGATTCGGCCTTGGAGTCAGCGATCTGTACGCGGTATTGCTCCTGGACTTTTAGCCATCGAGCTGAATCGGTCGGATCTCCTGCAGACTCCGATACTCGGCGTTCAATGTATGCAAGGAGATCATCATCGGAGATCTTCCCTGACTCCCAGTCGGAAAACGCAAGATCGTCAGCAGCGGCAAGGGCTTGCTTCGAACGTGTCGCAGCAGCCTCTGTCGCGCGCTTTGCTTCGGATTCGGACTGGTTGTAGAGAGAGGCGAAGAGACCGCTATAGTCCCCTGCGCCACCGAATGATGCTCGGCCCATTTATCTCCTCCCCGGGATGATGACTTGCTGGGTTGCTGTTGCTTGGCCCGTAGGTGTGCTTCGGACTAGAGAACTAGGAAGACTGCCTGGCGCGTTGCTACCCTCTGGTGACGGTCCACCTGGTGCCGTCATCGGCTGCGTAGGACCGGCCTGGTTCATGTCCTGACCAAGGGCTGGCTGCATTTCGAAGGCGGTGTTCTGGGCGGCCGCTGCGCCTGACTCAGAGGCCGCTAGGGGGCTAACCCCCAATGCTGCCTGCTGCGGGGCTTGTAGGGCCTGCTGGGTGGCCTGTAGCTGGGCCTGCTGGGCCTGCATGCTCTGGACCATGTTCAGCACGGCAACCCACGCCTGGACGTCGCCTGGGAATAGTTGCGGGTTCGATCGCTCCAACTGGATAAGCTTGAGCTCGTCCTCTGGAGAGTCGACACCAAGGTTGTCCATGGCGCTTCGCAGCGAGGTAACCCTGGAGTTAATCTTGTTGATTTCGTTGGTGGTGTTCTCGATGACGTCTCGTGGCGTAAGCTCTGGCGCAATGATCTTCCATCGTCGAAGACCTTCGAACAGATCGCCAACACCACGCTTCTCCATGGTTCCGTCTGGCATCTTGACATCAACCTTCGGGTTGACCTTCTCTGTCATGAATGTCCAGAAGATCAGCATCTCGCGAAGTCCCTGATAGAGGCGTCGTCGCTTCGGGTCCATTCGGTTTGCAACTGACTCAACCTGGATTGCAAGCGCGCGGCCGGAAGTACCGGCAGACGGCATTGATCCGAACACGATCTCCGAGAGACCGGTCGTCTTGTAGAACAGGTTCCAGAACTCCTGCATCAGGGACTGGATTGGGAACTGGTTGACCGGCTTGATAATTGGATCAATCCTGTTGCCAGCACCGGCAGCGATAATCTCGCCACCCTTCGGAACGATACCGCCTGGCACGCTGTCGGCGTTGTCACCGGTGAGC